GGGGGTGTAACCGTTGGCGTGGTCGTAGTCGCCGAGACCGTCCATGTCCATCATGGGGACGAGGATCTCGTTCGCGTTGTTACCTTCGCGGGCGGTGTTGGGGTCGCTGTCGAGGACGCCGGTCACGGCGGCAAGGCACAGCACCTCGTCGAGATCCTTGGTGTAATTCTTGAAAGCGGCGATGTTGTTAGGCATACGTTATTCACTCCTTTTTATTGGTGAGTCCGAGAGCAGAGCGGAACTGCGCGTGATGATCGTCGACGGAACCGCCTTGCTTGGCGCCCCATGCGCCGCCGGCACCCTTGAGCAGATAGGGGGATTCCTTAGCGAGGGCCTCGAGCTCCTCGCGCAAGCCTTCGACATTGTCGTCGTCCGTGACTTTGACGTTGTTGTGGTTGATGAGCTTCAAGGCGTCGGAAACATTGGCGAAGCCGAGCTCGGTCGCGATGGCCTTGCCCTCCGCGTTGATGAGGCGAGCGTTCGCCCTGTTGGTGGCTTCGTCGATCTTCCTCTGAGCTGCCTCGGGGAGCTGCTCGGCCTTCTTGGCGCGGGCGTCATTGATGAGCGTGGTCAATTCGTCCTCAGAGAGGCCGTTCTGCTGGGCGACGGAACGGATCACGCTGTTCTCGGCGCGCTTAGTACGAGCGTCCAGCGCAGAGAGGACGCTCTCGACGATGGCGTTGGTGTCCACGTTCTGCGGCTGCTGGGGGGTGGGGCTGTTCTGGGGCTGCTGAGGGGTGGGTTCGTCGTCGATGATGGGGTTGGGGTTGTTGTTGTCGGTCATGGGAGGCCTCCGTTTTAAGCCCGTCGGCTGTTGATTCCGTTTATAGCCCGTCGGCATACCGTTTTAGGCCCGTCGGCACGCCACGCATTACCCGGCGCGTGCGGGTATATAAAAAACGCCGGCAAAAGCTCGGCGTTTTTTGACAAGAGAAAAGCGCCTCGGCGTTGTGCCGTGGCGCTTGGCTTAGTAGTTGGCCCCGTCCTCGTAGGAGGGAGTATAGGGAGGGCACTCCTCGAAAAAGAGGTTTCTGCCGGCCTTCTTGCTCCTCTGGATCCTATCGAGCACTTTGGCGTCGGTCTCGTCGGTGATGTCGTAGTCGTTGCCGTCGTCGTCCGTGATGAACTCATGGACGCCATCGGCTTCGTCGATGCAGATTGTGGCATAGAACTGCTCGAGGTAAGCGAGCTGGGTCTCCTTGCTTTTCACTTGATCCCCTCCAGAATCTTTTTGAACTCATCCCACGCGGTGGGGAGATAGGTCTCCATGAGTACGATCTTATCAGGCAAGAAAGACGCCTCGAACATGTGGGCGAAGGCTTCGACCTCGACGTTGTGGGTCTGCCAGTAGGCCGTCGAGTGTCCCCAGCAGCCGCGCGCCTTGTTCTGAGATAGGCCGCCTATAATGTCGCTGATGCCGTGGATCGTGTGGGGCTCGGCGATCAACCGACGTTTGAGCGCCTTCCTTTGTTCATCGCGCCCCTTCGCCCCGGTAGAGTCGAGCAGGGCGTGATAGTCAGCTCTCAACGCGGCGGAATACCCCGGGGAGTTGTCGCTTATGTATCCGTTTTTGTAGTCGACGAGGTGCCCATGCTCGTGGAACAAGGTCGAGCCCGGGGTTCGGATGTTCACGGCATCCTCGGCGTAATTCATACGGACGACGCCTCCGCTTTGGTGAGGCGCCATCGATTTCGGGAGGTCTCCATCGACGACGGCGCCGCCGTTGGGCGGGACATACTTCTGAAAGACAGCCTTGGCGTTATCTGTGCCCAGATCAAAGCGAGCGGCGAGCGCTGCTTCGTAGGCTGGTCGGTGCTGAGACGTCGCGGCGAGGTTCGAGAACATCGCAAGCGTTGCGCCCGCCGTGGGCGTCGGCTGATGACTTGGCGGCCTTGACGCGGCTCTTTTGGGCGCAGGCGTCGGCGGTGGGGTGTTCTTGGCTGCCGTCTGCTGGGTGATGGCACGCACGCGGTCGCTGATACTCTTATTATACCCGTGTACCTGTGTTCTGTCCATGCGCTTCGTGAGTCCGTTGCTATTGACGAAGGCGTTGAGTCTGCTCTGTGCGCGGTCAACCTTGCCGGCAGCGGCCTCGAATCCGGCCTTGTCGCCGGCGGCGTCCATCATGGCGGCCTCTCGTTTCGCATAGCGGAGATCTCGCTCGAGCTTTCTCTGCTGCTGGGTCAGCTTATACCGGGCGTCGTTGGTGTCTTTGGATGGAAGGCGTCCGCGTATGGAGGAGACGCCGGGGATAAAGACGTTCGGGGGTTTGTGGTGGCAGTTAATACCCCAGAGTCCCGCAGGCTCGCCGTAGGACGTCTGGCTCACAGGGTAGAAGGTGATACGGTTGCCGTTGAGGTCGGTGGTGGAGCCGGAGCGGTTGCTCATGGAAATGACCTTACCCTGCCACGGGTAGCACAGATCGCGCGCTGTGGCGTTGATCGGTACCCATACGAGGTCATTCCCGTAGTCGGCGTTGCGGTCGAAGGTGGCCTGTGTGGCCGCGTTGCCGCACGTCGTGCGCAGATCCATCGAGACGTATGCCTCGAGCGTCCACTTGTGGCCTCCATTGTCGATGAAGAAGGTGATATTCTGGGCCGCCATTTCCTTGATGGCCGCCCGGATGCCCTCCTGCAAGGTCTCCGTGCCCGTGATAACAGCGCCGGTGTGCACGTTGAGCGAGCCCTGCGCGGCACCGAGCTGCTTCATGATGTCCGTGGCCTTGTAGACGCCTTGGCGGTAGGCCTCGAGGGTGCCGGACAGCATAACGGTATTGACGAGGTTGAGTTGGTTCTTGGCCTGCTTCGAGTAGGCGGCGAGCTGTGTCTGGATGCTGTCATGCACGTCTTGCGGGGCGTTCTTGAGGATGCCGGCGCGGGCTGCTGCCTTGAGGGCCGGCTCGACATCTTTGAGGGCGTCGAGCATGGCCTGCTCGATGGCGGTCTCCGTCATGGGGCCCACGCTGCCGAGGTGCTTCGCGATGATCTTCGCGCTCTCTGCGTTCACCTTGCCCAGCTTGGCGAGCATGAGGACATCCCACTCCATACCGGCAGAGCTGCCGCCGGCGGAGAGGGTGGAGAAGTGGCGGGCGAGGTTCACGAACAGGTCGTCGATACACTTCTCATAGACGTCGACAATGGGCGTGCTGTACTTGCTCGGGTCAAGCGTCATCGGTCAGCTCACCACCCGGGAACTCGCTGTTGTTGATAGCGCGGTCGAGCTCCTCCTGAGTGATGGTATTCTCTTTGCGGATCTCATCAAGGAACTTGAGCGCGGCAGCCTCGTCGAGCTTCTCGATCTCCATGACGGCGCGCTTCTTCGAGCGGAGGCCGGCGCTGACGAGGCGGATGTTCTTGTCGATGGTGGCGTCGACGTCTTCGATGATGGAGTCGTCGAAGGCCACGGACGGGGAGAGGTTGGTCTTCTTGCCGGAGAGCCAGCCCAGAGCAATTACCATGTCGACGATAGCGTCGCGGAATGGCTTCTTGTGCTTCTCGATGGACTGATAGAGGTCGCTCTTTACGCTGATGACCTCCGTCGCGGTCTTCGTCACGTTGCCGCCTTCAAAGCGGTAGCGCCCGACGCCGAGGCCGCACTTCTTCGAGAGAAGGTCGACGCTCCGCTGGATGCCCTTCTCGTGCTCGTCGGCGCGGATCTTGAGGTCAATGTCGATGGGCTTGTCGCCCCTGTTGGGGTCGCCCTCGTATACGTAGATGAGGACGTCGTTCGGGTCAAAGACGGGCTGGATCTGTCCCTCCTCGGTTGCGATTGCCTTCGCTGCGGACATGGGAACGAGGAGGCGCTTCTTACCGAGGACGAACTCGTTGACGTAACTATCGTAGATGATGTCGCAGGCCTTGAGCTGGTCGAGGGCGTCGGCGTAGACACTCGCGCCGAGCGGGCAGTCGAAGTCGGCCATGTTGATCGTATTGGGACGGACGATCTGGAACAACGGCATAGGAGAGGCAGGCGTCTCGGGGCGCATCCCCTCCGGCGTCGGGAGCTCGGCGCCCTTCTCGTCGATCCATACGTTCTTCACGTACCAGCCGTTGGGGCTCTTGAGGTGCATCTGAATGTAATAATCGAGGGTGTCCTTGCCCTTGCGTGCTTTGGCTGAGGCGAAGGCGCACTCGATGACCTTGTCCCCGTCCCATGACAGGGGGTAAATCATCTCGCCGCGCACGTAGTCGATGACGGGCCTGCCCTTCTCGTCCAGCAGCTCCACGAAAGCGCCAGAGCCGAAGGCCATAGTCAGCTCCGCGAGGCGGTTAGCGCGGGTGTGGAAGTCGTTCGCCTCGAGGATGTTGGGCAGATCATCGAAGCCCTCGCACGTAACTTGTACGTGCTCATTGATGAGCAAGGAGGCGAAGTCCTCACAAATGACCTTCGCCATGCCCATCTGATAGCGCTGGTGCGGGGCCTTCTTTCCGTTGACGCCCTTGATGCTATACTTGTGGAACTCGCCGACGTAGCCGCGGTACCACGAGAGCCAGCGCTGCTGCAGAGCGCGGAAATCCTTTTTCGGCGGGTTGAAGCCTTTCTGCTGCAAATAGGTCTGAATCATTTTCTCTTTCTCACTCCGCTAAGTTGGATGATGTCGTTCATGTATGGCTCAAAGGCGTACTCCATAGCATCGAGGCTGTCGATGTTGGTCGTGCCGTCGTCGAGGCGTTCGCCCACGCTGGAGGCGATGCGCTTGTCCTTGTAGACGGCCTCGGTGAGGGCCTGCTGCACGTGGACACACCCGGGATCCACGAAGAACGTACCGCGGCCCATGAGACGGACGGTGAAGCGGATCCGCTCGTTGATGGGCCCCTTGATGGCGTTCCCAATGTCCAGCGGGAGGCCGGCCTTCATCGCGGCGGCGGTCAGGCCGTTGATGAGCGTCTGCTCAGCGCTGTCGCACCTGACCTCACGCGTCCCGAAATCCTCATAGCAGGACGTCGCGAACTCGATGAAGTCATTCTCCAGCATGTCCGGCGTGATTTCCTCCTTGCGGTAATACTCGCGCAGGATGGAGACGCCCGTGAAGCCCTTGTGAATGCCAACGCAGACGAAGGCGTTCGCGCTGCCGGTTCCGCCGAAGTCGACGCCGATGGTCGTGTAGACGATCTCCTCGCGCTTGGTTGGCCGGATGAAGCGATCCATCGAGTCGCACCACGGGCGGTAGACAGCGCCCTCGGCGGCGACCCAGAGCCCGAGGATGTAGCGCTGATAGTAGACGGTGCCGGCGTACTCCTTCTTGAGCTGCTCGATGATGTAGGGAGGAAGGGCGCCGTCGTCGATGTGGTAGTGCTGGTGGTAGATGTCGGCGTCCGAGTCGAGGAACTTCTTGAACCAATGCCCGGGCCCCTCGGGGTTGCCGGTGCCGTCGAAGCGGCTGTGCGGGCAACGGAGGCGGCTCTTTAACATGTTGAAGACTTCCGGCGACCACGTCGGTACCTCGTCCCCGTAGACGTACTCGAAGGACGGGCCTCGTATGCTGTCGACGCGATCCTTCTTGTCGGCGCCGAGGGCGTAGACCTTCTTGCCCCAGATCTCTATCGTGTTGTTGGCGTGGATCGAGCTCACAAGCCCGGGCCAAATGCTGCGCATGGGCTCGAAGATGTTACGCTCGAGGGTGCCCTGTGTATTGCCGAGAAACACGATCAAACCCTCGCCCCGGCAGGCCTCCAGCCTGAGCGGGATCGTGGCGACCATGTCGACGTGACTCTTGCCGCTGCCGGTGGCGCCGGTTTTGATGTTCCAGCGGTGCGTCGCGTTGAGGAGGTACGCCTGCTGCTTCTCAGTCAATGGCATGATTCACGCCTCCCAACAGCTCGCGGGCGCGCTTGAGGGTGTCGCTGTCGCCCTCATCGCGCACGACGCGGGGATCCTCGCCGGCGGTGTCACGCAGGAATACCATAGCGGAGAGGTCGCCCTTGACGGCCTTCTTTGCCTGAGCGAATACGCTCACGAGCTCGATGGTGATGTCCTCCTCCTCGACGCCGAGCGTCTCGGCGAGCTTCTTCCTCTGGGCGTCCGACATGGGCGCAGGGGTGGAGAGGATGTCGACGACAATGTCGCGGATTGCCTTTTTCTTGCGCCTTGCAACGCCAGAGGCGATGCCGCCCTGTCTGCCGAGCTCCTGTGCTTCTTCTGGGCTTCGAGGCGGTCGCAAGTTTTTAGAACCATCCCGCGGCAAAGTCTGCACCTCCTTTCCTCATTTGCGGGTGATTAAAACCAGAGCTCGCCGGCGGAGTTTTCCATCCAACTCGACCGGCGCTGCTGTGCGCTGCTCGTGCTCTTGACGGCGTGGCCGCCTTTACGGCCTCCCGATCCGCTTGCCATGCTTTCACACCCTTTCTTCTTTGGTTGGCGCCTTCCGGCGCTTCTTCTTGCCTTCCCTCTCCTGCACGGCCTCGAGGACGGCGGCCCATGACTCGGCGTCCCGGACGTCACGCTTGACGCTGTGGTCGATGGTGCCGTAGGCGGAGGCGATGCTTTCCATGATGTCGGCGTTGAAGCGGTAGAGCTCCTCGCCCTCCTCGACCATGAGCTGCTCGAGCGAGTTGGAGCTTCTCAGGTTGGCCGAGCCGTGCATGGTGTAGTAGTTGCCCAGCGACGTCTCGAACGTGATGATCTTGCAATGGGTATTGCAGAAGGCGATCTGCACCCGGTCGTCGATGTCGAGCTCGTGGTACATGTACGGGACGAGGTCAAACTTGTAATGTGAATAAAAGAATCCGCTCAGGAGAAGGACGACGCGCTCGACCTTCGTGAACATGAGCAGATTCTTTATGCTGTCGACGTTCTCCTGATTCAGAGAGAGCGTCGAGATATATAACTTTTTGAGGCCGATGTGGCGCTTCTGGACGAGGGCCTCGAGGAGGTCGCCGAAGTAGAAGCTCCCGTCGACCCAGAGGAACGTCCGCGCGCCCTTCTGGAGGTCGATGTCCTCCGCAAGCTCGGCGGCGTGCCGGTAGGTCAGCCTGTGAGAAACGGATCTGACGTCCATCCTTGGTTTTATGATCCGTGTGGCTGCCGGCTCGATCTCTACGTCGATGTCGAAGTCGTCCAGATCGAAGTCGAGCTCGAAGTCGACGCCGCCGATCAGGGCGTCACGTTTCTTCTTTGCCATGTGTTCCCCCTCCTCAAGCCCCCGCCTGCCGGAGGACAATCCCGCCCCTCGTGGAGGCCCGCCGCAGTTATGCGCGCATCAGTCCAGAACACAGACGTTCTGAATCTTCACGTAGACGTCGACGTAGGTCTCGCCCTCGTCGCCGTTGTGGGTGACTTCGTAGTATCTGCCGTCCTTGACGTTGGTACTGAGGAGCGCTTTCCAATTCTGGAGCGTCTTGCAGAACCAGACAACGTAGACATCGTCGGCGGTGATGGGCTTGGTGCCCTTGTCGAGATGGGAATTGTAATACTGGACGATGATCTCCTTGGCGTGCTCGAAGTAGTTCACAGCTTTAGGCATAACGTTTCCTCCTTGGTGATGTTATACAAGCATGGGGAGTGCCTGCTCGATTCGAGTCTTGGCAACGGTGAAATAGTGGTCGTTTTGTTCAATGCCGATGAAGTCGCGGCCAGTCTGAGCGCAGGCGACGCCGGTGGATCCGCTCCCCATGAACGGGTCGAGGACGACGGCTCCCTTCGGTACAATCTCCATCAGGTCGCGCATGAGCTGCACGGGCTTCTCGGTCTGGTGCTGCCGCTCTTGCGTGGCAACGTTCATGTACTGGTAGAGCCCCGGGAGCGGTGGGCGGTCGGTGCTGGTGGGCATGTCGCCGTTACTGCCCCAGACGACGAACTCGCATTGGTTGCGGTACCGGCCCATTTGTGGGCGGCATTGAATCTTGTCCCATACGGCGACGCCTCTCCATATCCAGCCGGCCATCTGCAAGGCGTCTGTGGTGGCCGGAAGATTTCGGAAGTCGATAAACGTCGCGATGACGCCGCCTTCTTTGGTGAGACGCCTGCACTCCATGAAGATCTCCCGCATGAAGAAGCTATAACTCCTCAAATCCATGTTATCGCCGGAGAAGCTCGGAAGGGATGCGGCGCCGTTGTACTCGTGGCCTGTGTATTTCTTCTTGGTGCTTGCCTTCCTCATCGTTGAGAAGGTTCCGCCGGACGAATACGGCGGGTCGGTGAGCACCATATCCGCGACGCCGTCGGGGAGTTTCTGCATCTCCGAAAGACAGTCGCCTTTGATGATCTGCATGTCTGCCTCCTTGAATCGAAAATAAAAACAACGAGGTCGGGGCTGACCTCGTTGTTTCTGGAAAGGGAGCCGTCTGCACAATACGGCAACCTATGCTTGAGGCCAAAGGAAGGCGAGACACGTTCCTCGAGAACAGGGCGGCTCCTGTTCACCTTTGGCTGAGTCTATCATACCATAGGAACGGGCCTCGCGCTACTGTCTCCACCTGTCACGACCTGTCTGTTCTTTTGGAAAAGTGCACCAGGGCTTTCTCTGCTTCGTTCATGACCCGGTAAAGATAGGTACGGTTATAGTGGAGCAACTTCTGCACGTCGGCCATTTTGAGGAGGTCGATGTACCGGGCAGCGAGGGCCTGCTTGTGCTTCGACGGCGGCATTGCCTCGATATGGGGCTTGATGACGCCGCGGTTGTACTGGAGGCCGTACTTGACGGTCTCCAGCCTCTCGCGCATTTCCATAGACACCTCGAGCGCGGCCTTTGCTTCGAGCTGCTGAGGAGCTCCTCCGGGGTAGGACGTGAGACGGATGCCGCTCACGTCCCTCGGGGCGCCCTCGGCGCGGCTGATGCCGGCCTCCAGATCATCGCGTTCGCGCATGAGGTTGTCCATGTCGTTGAAAACCTTGGCAAAGTCCAACGATGTCTCCCTCCATTCTATCAATCGCGGTTGATGCTCCGCTCGGGGTCGAAGCCGGTCGGGTACCTATCAGCCAGCTTGATGATATTGGCGGCGAAGACCTCAGCGAGGCTGCAGCCGAGCAGCTCACACCCGAGAGCGATGTACCACGCGACGTCGCCCAGCTCCTCGATGAGAGCCTCACGGTCGAGCGGGTGGTTTTGGTGGAGGTGTTTCTTGATGAGGTCGGCAACCTCGCCGGCCTCACCGGTGATGCCCAAGCCGAGGTTAGAGTAGTTGCGGGCCTCTTGGTTAGCCGTGCGCATGGCGAGACGCTGGTAGGTGCTCGCGATGTTGTAGTCGATACCGTCGTTTTTCATGTTGTTCTCCTTTACCAGATAATCGAAGTATAGGGACATTCGATCTTGCTTCCCTTCTCCTCAAGACCGAGGCGGCGGAACATCTTCCGAATCTCGCAGCCTTTGACGGCGGCCTTGTCGACCGTGCGTCCTTCCTCGTCGACGGTGACGCACGGGCACTCGTACTCGCAATAGTTGAGCATATTGCCGACGAGCATGTTCAGCTCCTTCTCGTGGAGGAGGATATGGTTCTCGAGGGGTTTGGGCGCATAAGTAACGTTGCAGCGAAGTGCCGCGGCTTTGCGGCGGGTGAAGGCTTGGCGATCCTCATCGCCGGAGTTTTTCACGAGCTCCTCGAAGGTACTCAGCAGGCCTGCGGCGATGGCGGTGAGCTCAGTCCTCGTCTCTGTGAGCTCTTGGCGCTTCCCGAGCTCTTTCACGGCGTCGTTGAGCATATACGCCGACATGTGGATCCTCACGAGGGCCCGGACTTCGTCGGTACTGTATTCGCGGGTCGTAGGCTTGCTCACGGCTTCGCCCCCTCGTCAAGGATGACGGCGATCTCGCGCAGCTCCTCGATAAAGCGGTCGAGGTCTCTCCTGTGAATGACGCCAGAGAAAAGGCAGTCGCCCAGACCGTTGTCGTCGAAATTTACCGTCCCGGCCTCTCCGTCGACGATGTACCGGCAACATTTGCCGTCGAGCTTGAGCTTTGTGGAGACAACTTTCAAGAGCTTCGTTGTGACCTGTTTCATTCGCTCCTCCTCCATGTCTTTTTGAATCTCTTCCAGAATTTCAGCAGCCGGACGGACAACCGGCGGTTTGTTGCACACCTCGGCGTGTTTGACGGCCTCGCTCTTGCGCCCGATATAGGCGTAGATGGTCGAAGGGGAGACGCCGACGGCGTCGGCGATTTGTTTGTTCGACATGCCGCGTTCTCTCATGGAATACAACGTCTGCACGTCGATATCCAATTTGAGCTTACGCTTCGGGTGTGCCATTAGGTGCTACCCCCCCACGAAACATTACCGTCGGGCGCGCCGGTTCTCGTCTTTGGCCCCTGCTTGCAGGGCCGTTTCTCAGGGCATACACCGCGGCGGCACGGAGCGCCGGCGGTGATGAAGACGTCCGGCAAGTGCGGCTTACAGATCGCGAGGACGATCTCGGCGAGCTGGCGGATCTCCCATTGTGCCTTGTTACACTCGCGCAGGGAAAGGAAGTGTAGGAGCTCGCGGACATTCATCGTAAACAACAGGCGCGTGCATGCTGCCGCCGGCGTTGCGAAGCGTGCGTCTTCTTTGGGGATACCGCGTTTTACGGCCTTGTGATAGAACGACTTGATCCGGCTCATGATGTCGGTAAACTCTTCGAGCATTTCCTCGTCCTGCACTATACTCAGAGGGATGACAACGGGCATGTCCCGCATATTGACGTAGCGCTGACTCTCGACGGAATAACTCGCGATGCGATGGCGGGTGAGCTGGGCAAGGAGGGCGCGGCTCACGTTTTCGACGATAAAGGAAAAGCTGACGTGCTCGAGGATAGAGTGGTGCCCGCTTTCAATGGCGACGAGCATGCCCTCGGGCGTCGGGTTTTGGCCTGTGCAGATGGCGGCGGCCAGCATGATGATCTCCTTGGCGTTCTGAGGGTACGAGATGAGCCTCACATTCATTGTCGAGTGTCTCCTTTCGTTCGATGGCGTCCAGATAATTGATAATCCAGTAGAGCGAGACAAACAGCCAATAGACGGCGGTCTGTGGGTTGCCGAGCCGGAAGGCAAATATAGCGAGAAATGCGGACATAACAGCGAGGATTACACGGAGCATGCGGTTTTTTCCTCCATAGACCAGGAGAGAAGGCTTTCGATGCGATTCCGAAGGTTTGCGATTTCGGCGTCGCGCTGGTAGACTTTTGTGCGCTCGGCGTCGACGGCGCTGTCCCGGGTTGCTACATCCTTGACGAGCTGTCGGTACTCTGCGAGGGTGATGGTTACGGTGAGCTCAGACTCTCCTACGAAGTTGTTCGAGTTTTGGTAGTCGAGCATTTCCTTGCCGTACTTCTTGGTCGCCTGTTCCATTGCGGTGCCTCCTTGGTTAATCTTTGGGGAACATTGAGATTTGTCCGGGGATCGGCGCAGACTCGATACTTCGCCCGAGCCGTTTATAGACGCCGCGGTGTTCGCCGACGTCCATGTTGTTAAACAGCCCGCAGGCGGCCCACGAAGCCGTCCAGTCCGTTGCCTCTGAGCTGCTGATGCCGTAGACCGTGCACTTGAACAGCGTACGATGAGCGGATCCGCGACGCTCAAGATGCGGGCATCCTCTGCAAATTTTCCCGGGAGTAGTTCCGAAAAGCCTGTGCATGGCTTCGATTTTGCGGTCTTTCATCAGGATCTCCTTATCTTGAGATACACGTGTAGGTCATGTGGCCGGGATCGAAGGCGAGAGCCACGGCGCCGACGTCTCCGTTTCGGTGCTTGGCGACGTTGGCAACGATGTACTGCATGCCGCGGGCAAGCAGGGCCTCGCGGGTGTGCTTGTCGTCCTCGTAGATCGTGGGGTCGTCTTCAACCTCGGGCCTGTGCAGAAAGATGATCTTGTCGGCGTCCTGCTCGATGGCGCCGGAGCCTTTGAGCTCGTCCATGATGGGCATAGTGGCAATGCGCATGCCGGAGCGCTTCACCTGTGCCAGACTGATGATCGGAATGTTGAGGTCGACAGCCATATCCTTGATGGCGCCGGAGACGACCTCAATCTCCTCGACACGGGAGCTCGTGCTCCGAGCGCTGTGCATGAGCTGCAAGTAGTCGACGATCAGCAAGTCGATGCCCTTGGTGTCGTAGAGGTGCTGGGCTTCGCGCCAGAGGTCTTCGACCGTGCGGACGGTATAGATGGTCTCGATTGGGAGCGACGCCATTCCGCCCAGACAGTCGGCGACGTCAATCCAGTCGTCGGGATCCAGCTCGCAGCGTTGGAGCTGCGAGCCGGTCACGCGACCCGCACCGGCGTTGAAGCTGAGGTGGCTCAGGGCGCGGAGGCCAATGGATTCGGGGCTCATTTCGCGGCTGACGAGTGCGACCTTTTTTCCTGCGCGCGCGGCGTGGAGCCCGAGACTCAGAGAAAAGGCGCTCTTTCCGACGGCGGGGCGGGCGCCGATGATGATCTGCTCGCCCGGGAATAGCCCGTTGATGAGCCAGTCCAGATCGGGGAGGCCGGTTTTTACGCCTCTGACCTCGCCGCGGTTCATGGCCTCCAGCCAATCGAGCGTCCGGGTCGAGAGCTCCATCGCGCTCATCCAATGCGACTTACCGCTGGAGATGTTGCGGAGCGCCTGCCGTGCTGCGTCGGTGATGGCCGAGGCGTCCTCCATAGCGTTGACGGAGGAGTCCATGAGGCGCTTGCCGATGGCCTGCAGCTCGCGCCGCGTCTGTGCCTCTCTTACCATGTCGATGTAGTTGTCGACGTTGGCCGTAGTTGGGACGAAGCGTATGCAGTTGAGAAGGTCTACAGGCGTTACGGTGCTGTTTCTGGCGATGAGCTTGTCGCCTACGGTCATTACGTCGATGGGCGTCTTCTCGCCCCTGAGCTCCAGCATGACAAGGAAGATCTCTCGCAGATGGAAGTCGGCGAAGTGTTCCGCTGTCAACGTGGCGCCTTTTCTCGCGGCCTCCTCGTCTTGCAGCATGGCGCCGATAACGGAGCGCTCGGCGTCGAGGTTGAATGTGGCGTTCATTGTGTCTCCTTTGGCCGCCTCACGTGCTTGAAGCCCGGAGGCAAAACAGTCTTGTCGGTGGGTGCCGGCTTCTTCTTGTCGTCGATGCCGCCGGCGGCGCGCCAGTTCTTGAGTGTGCCATCGATGTACCTCCAGCAACGTGCAGACGGAGGAGCGTCGACGGCTCGGTTGATGGCCTCCAGCACCCACTCCGCCGAGTAATCAGCGACGAGGGCGTTCGCGCGGTCGAGGTCTCTGGAGGTGCTGAGACCAATGGTAGCCGCGGCGTCAAATATGGCGTCGAGAGCCTTCTGGATGGCCTCGAGCTCCTCCGGGTCTTCCACAAAAGAGCTTTGTGGGGCTGTTTGTGGGGCTGTTTGTGCGTCTGGGAGGCCCCATTTATTATCGACGGTTATTTCTTTTATCGTCGTATTACTATATATAGGGGATGTTTGCGGGGTCGTTTGTGGGTATGCTTGTGGGGATGTTTGCGGGGTCGTTTGTGGGTATGCTTGTGGGGATGTTTGCGCGTCTGTGAGACTCACAAGCGTATACACCGCAGATTGACGCCCGCGTCGGGATTTCCAAGCGATGAGACCCTTCCCGGAGAGGCTGTCCCGAGCGCGCTCGAGTGCCTTCTTTGAGAATCCTGTCCGATGCTCCAACGTTGCCATCGCGACGGAGAGCTCGTCTGTGTACCCGCATTTAAGACTCACGACAGCAAGCGCATGCCACAAGGCAATTTCGCAGGCGTTGAGACGAACTTGCTCCATACGATCATAGAGCGCTGAAACCTCCAGCTTGAAGTCCATGGGGCCCTCCTCCTGTTCGTATTAGAAGGGAAGATCCTCGTCGTCTACTTGAGTGAAGCCGTCGGGAATCCCTGCGCCGTTATTCGGTGACGCTGCCGGCTGCTGCTGATCGTTGCGGGCGCTGAGGAACTCGACGTCGGTCGCCGTTACCTCGAGCACGGCGCGGGTGGTGCCGTCGTTGGCTGTGTAGGTACTCACGGCCACAGCGCCGACGACGGCGACCTTCCGCCCTTTGGCGAGGTAGCGCTGGCAGTTTTCGCCCAGCTCACGCCACGCGCTCACGCGGAAGAAGTCGGCCTCGGGCTGGTTGCTGTTCTGCGAGCGGCGACGGTTCACGGCCACTGTGAACGAGCAGACGTTGACGCCTGTGCCGGTTGTGCGCAGCTCGGGGTCTCTGGTCAGGTTGCCGATGATGGTCAGTTTGTTCATGCGTTCTCTCCCTTGAGCTTGTAGATGGAGGCGATCTTCTTGTCGATGACAATCGCCTCGAGGTGGTAGAAGTCCATGAAACGGTAGTCGCCCAGAGTGTGGGCCTCGCCGTGGTGGATCCGGCAGAGCGGGAGGGCCTCCATTCCGATGTGACAGATCTCGTCGCGGTTGCGTCCCATGCCCACGCGGTCGACGTGGTGGAGGTCGCAGAAGGCGCCGCAGACGGCGCACTTCTTGTGGACGGTGCACATATAGACGTAGTGGAGAACATCCTCGCAGAGCTCCCGGAGGGGCTTCTTTGTGGGTACGTCGTTGGCAATGATGAAGTCGTTCAGAAAGGTGATATAGAGCCGTGCCGTCGTCATATCGACGGAGCCGAGGCTGAACTGCTGGATCACAGAGGCCTCGAGCTTGTCGACGTTCTCCATCAGGAAGCGGATTTTCAAGTTGGTGTTGAGGTCGTCCTTCTCCTGCCGGGAGATGTAGCCGCTCCATGCTGCTATCTCGCCCAGCATGGCCCACGCCTTCTGGCGCTGTTCGTTGCTGATTTGGCGGGAGTCGCTCCAGATCACGGCGACGTCGTTGCTCAGGTTGTCCAGAGGCGGGAGGGGGACGTGGACGACAGCCATGCCC